CACCAAATGGATCTTTTAATGTTAGTACTATTGTTAGCGCAACATCATTTAAGTATTACGTCCAAAACGCTCCAACAGGAACCATTGCGACAACTGGTGCTTCAATTTATGTTAGACCACAAGCATTGTTCCTTCATAGACCATTTGATGGTGGGGTTGTGTTTACAACAAACTCTTTGTCAAATTTTCAGCAATCAATTAGGCAAACAAGAAGGTATTTCAGATATCAGTCAGGTAAGGGAATGCAAATTTCCTCTGGAACTGTATTAAAGCCAAACATGCAGGTTGATTCAATTACCCATGATTCAGGAACAGTTACTGTTCAAACAAAAGAATCTCATAACGTAAGTCCAGGAGTAGAGATTACTGTTTCTGGAGCGAATGAAACAGCATACAATGGTACTTTTACGGTACAGAGTGTTATTAATTATAACGCCTTCACTTATGCAATTACTCCACCACCAGTTCTTCCATCACCAGCATCAGGAGACTACTCTATAGCAATTTCTGGTTGGTACGGATGCAAGAATAGACTTGGAATATTTGATGACCAAAATGGAATGTTTTTTGAATTCGATGGTCAAGATATTTGGGCTGTTCGTAGAACTTCAACCTTTCAGTTATCTGGAAAAGTAACGGCAACTTATGGGTCTAACGTAATAACTCAAACAAATGCTGCCTTTCCAACATTTCTTTCTCGTCAACTAAACATTGGCGAATATATTGTAATTCGTGGACAATCATATAGAGTGGTAGACATAGACTCAGACACACAGTTAACGATTAGCCCATCTTATCGTGGCGCTACAACAAACTATGCAGTTGTTTCTAAAACAACAGACATAAAGTGGTCTCAATCTGAATGGAATCTTGACAGAATGGATGGAACAGGACCATCTGGATATGAATTAAACCTAACAAAGATGCAAATGTTCTATATTGATTACACTTGGTATGGAGCAGGATACATTCGTTGGGGTTTGCGTGGATCAAATGGAGATGTTACATATTTCCACAAGATCGCTAATAATAACGTAAATAATGAAGCGTATATGCGTTCAGGAAACCTTCCTGCGCGATATGAAACAAACACTATTCCAATGACAACTAAGTTGGAAGAAACTTTTCTAAACACTGCAACAACAATGACAGTAACTAGCACATCAGAGTTCCCAGAAAGTGGAACAATTGTTGTTAGAGATAACAATGCTTATGAGTACATTAATTATTCTTCAAAAACACCAACAACATTTGATGGTTTGACTAGGGCAAGGGCTGGAGACAATGCGCTTCCAGTTACAATTGCTGCTGGCTCAAGCGAAGGCACTGTTGCAGATATCAGTTCATTGCAGGTTGGGATGAGGATTGCTAGCCCAGAATTCCCAGAGAATACTTTTATTTCAGAATTGCTTGCTGGAGGAACTCCAACAATTAAATTTAGCAAAGCAGCGCTTTCTTCAAACCCAACAGTAATTGTCGCTCCAATGGGAGCCCCAGTTGCACAAACATTCACATATTCTGCAACCAATCCAATAGCGGTTGAGTATGCCTTCCCAGACTACTCATCATATATTTCTCATTGGGGAACTGCGGTAATTATGGATGGAAGATTTGATACAGACAGATCCCTGCTCTTTACCTATGGTCAAGAAACAACAACAACCATTGGCGCAGGAGAAACTGCATCTCTTTTTTCAGTCAGACTTGCCCCATCTGTTGACAACGGTGTTGGAGCGGTTTTTGGAGCAAGAGAAATCATTAATCGTATGCAGTTGATTACACAAGAACTTGATGTTACACTTGGAAGCAATACAGGAAACGTTTTAGTAACCGCTGTTCTTAATGGGATTCCTAGTACAAATGGGACTTGGTTCGGGGCTTCAGGGTCTGATGGAAAGATTGCAACATCATCTTTGGCTCAGATTGTTGACTATTCTCAAACACCAACGACAACTGAAGGCGGAGAAAAGGTTGCAGGATTTTTTGTTAATTCAAATTCAAAAACCTTAAGTCTTACTGGACTAAGAGATCTAGGAAATTCAATTCTAGGTGGAGGAACATCTGACACAGATTCACACGTTTATCCAGACGGCCCAGACGTTCTTACCATCAATGTAACTAACCTAGATGACACCGAATCGGTAGATGTTCTTGGTCGTTTGACTTGGACAGAAGCCCAGGCTTAAGATTAATCAAATTGTTATATTTGTCACCAAAAACCTCCCCTATATATAGTGGATATAAGTTGCAGACATAGCAATAAGTTGATACAATGTAACTTCATAATTTCACACAAAGGAGAGTGCTTATATGTCATTCATTGACGAAAACGGATCTATAACAGATCCATACAGAAACTTCATTCACGTTTCAAGATACTCAAGATGGCTTGAGGAAAAGGGTAGGAGGGAAACATGGGTAGAGACTGTAGATCGTTACATGGATTTCATGAAAAACCATCTAGTCAAGAACTATAATTACAAGGAAGATGACTCAAACTTCAGCACTGTTCGTGAAGCAATCATCAACCACAGGGTAATGCCTTCCATGCGTGCTATGATGACCGCAGGGCCAGCATTAGAGAGAGATAATATCGCAGCATACAATTGTTCTTTTATCGCCGTAGACTCGCTTAGAGCCTTTGATGAGGCTATGTATATTTTGATGAATGGAACAGGAGTTGGCTTCTCTGTTGAACAAAAGTATGTTGCCAACCTTCCCGTCATTGCAGAAGAACTTTATCCAACAAACACAACTATAGTTGTTGAGGATTCAAAGTTGGGTTGGGCAAAGTCATTTAAGGAACTAATTGGACTCCTCGTTACTGGTCAGATTCCAGAGTGGGATATGTCAAAGGTTCGTCCAGCAGGAGCACGATTAAAGACATTCGGAGGAAGAGCATCAGGACCAGAGCCACTAAATGATTTGTTTAAGTTTACTGTTGAGCAATTTAAGATTGCCAAGGGGCGCAGGCTAAAGCCAATTGAGGCACATGACCTTATGTGCAAGATTGGTGAAGTTGTTGTGGTTGGTGGAGTACGCCGTTCAGCACTTATTTCTTTGTCTAATCTTGATGATTTCGAGATGGCTAAGGCAAAGAGCGGTCAGTGGTGGGAGACAGAGCCACAGCGTTCTCTTGCCAACAATTCAGCGGTATACAACATGAAGCCAAATACGGCTCAGTTCCTCCGCGAGTGGAGAAATCTATACGAATCAAAGTCGGGGGAGCGAGGTATCTATAACCTAGATGCCGTTCGTAAGCATATCGATAAGTTTGATCGTAGAGACTCTTCAAAGGTTGCTGGAACAAACCCATGTGGGGAGATCCTTTTGCGTGCTAATCAATTCTGTAATTTGACAGAGGTGGTTATTGATGCAGAAGATACTGTTGAGACTCTTTCAGAAAAGGTTCGTATTGCAACAATTCTTGGAACATGGCAGTCAACATTGAGCAACTTTAAGTACATCCGTAAGACTTGGCAATCAAATACAGAAGAAGAACGTCTTCTTGGGGTATCTTTAACAGGTATTTTTGGAAATAAATTGACGGGAACACTTAATAAAAATCTTCCAAACCTACTTGATTCTCTAAGAGAGATTGCCGTTGGAGAAAATGCAGTTGAGGCAGATAGATTGGGTATCAATCATTCCACCGCTATTACAACCGTAAAGCCTTCAGGAACAGTGTCTCAGTTAACTGGAGTATCTTCTGGCATTCATCCGTGGTACTCAGAATACTATATTAGATCAGTTCGTGCAGACAATAAAGATCCAATGACGGCATTTCTTAAGGATTTTGGTGTACCAAATGAGCCTGATGTAATGAAGCCAGATGCCACTACGGTATTCTACTTTCCAATAAAGGCTCCAAAGGGTGCAACAGTAACCAAGGATATGTCAGCAATTGATCACCTAGAAGTTTGGAAGATATATCGTACACATTGGACTGAGCACAATCCTTCTGTAACAATTAACGTTGCAGAGGATGAATGGCTAGATGTAGGCGCTTGGGTGTTTAAGAATTTTGATTCAATTGGTGGTGTTTCTTTTCTACCACTTTCTGAGCATTCTTACAAGCAGGCTCCGTACCAAGAGGTAACCAAGGAAGAATACGATGAGGCTGTATCCAATATGCCAAATAGAATTCCTTGGGAATCATTGCCACTTTATGAACTAGAAGATACCACGACTGGATCACAAGAACTTGCCTGTACAGCAGGATCTTGCGACACGGTAGACTTGGTTTCTGCGTAAATAGGTTGGTTGCGAAGCGGGGTAGTCATTTGACTGCCCCGCCTTTGCTATAATTAACAAGGAGAACTGTATGGCTATTACACTTAATGAATATGCGACCAAAGCCTTTTCAGAGCACCCTATTGCCCTATGGTCTTTAGATGACGATGCATACTTCACTTCCTTGATAGAAAATAATGCAATAAGGCTTTTTGATGCTGGCATGTGGCAAGTTTCAGAAAACTGTATTGTAGAAGATTATCCAAATGAACCAAACGTAGATCCAGCACCATTTATTGATGGGGTGACATCAATGTTTTATACAGTTGAACCATCTAATGAAGATTTTGTACAGTTGATTAGTCCAGAAATATTTACTATAGAAAAAATAAATACAAATCTTAAAAGTTTTTGCACTAACTTTTGGCTATACCAAAGAACTGTTGGGGTTATAAGATATGAGGTTGGGTATATATATCTAAATGATAATTCAGAAGAAGTTGAAGTAATTGATGTAATCCCTGCGATTGAGTCTGGAAGAGACAAGTGGATTAACTTTAACTCAACAAACCCAATTCCAACAAATATAAATGAAAATTCTTGGTTCAAAATTGTTATACGGGCAGTTCTTAGTGAACCAGTAAGCCCAACACAAGAATACAAGTTTATACTAAATGGTTTATCGGTTGGTCAATGGTCTGAAACATCTTGCTATAAAAATTTAGGATCAAATCCCATAGTTTTAGATCAATTTAACTTTAACGGATCTGTAAAAGGAATAACGGCAGATCAGTACGGAATATTAAGTGAAAATGCTTACTACCTAGTTGAAGATAACACAGTTCTAGCAGACAACAATGGTCTTTCGTTAGTCTATGGATCAGAAAACTCAACAAACATATATCCATCAGCATATGGAAACCCATCCTTTGTTTTTCCTGGAAAAGATATGCTTCACGAAATGGGAAGGTATAAACAATTTACCTTGGAAATGTGGATGACAATAGACGTTTCTACTGATCAATCGTTAAGAATCTTGGGTCCAATAGATAACGACTTTGGAATTTATGTTAAAAAAGGAGTGATGTCTTTGGTTGTAGGAAACAGAATAGCATCACATCCAATTGCTGAGTGGTATAGACCACTTCTAATTCATTTATTGATTGAAGAAACATCGGTCTCTTTGCTTATTAATGGAGAACTGGTTGCCTCAGTCCCCTTTGACAGACAGAGTATTGATTTGCCAGACACTTTGAATTGGTGGGGTGTATATTCTCATAATGAAGTTTCTCATTTTAAAATAGACTGTATTTCGGTATATCCTTACATAATGCCAACACAAATATCAAAAAAGAGATTTGTTTGGGGTCAAGGAGTAGACACTATTCAGTTTATCGATGGACAGTTTTCTGGAACTACAGCAGCAATGGACTTCACCACATCCAACTACGATGTTAATCAAATTTATCCAGACCTTGGAAGGTGGGATGCTGGATACTTTGATAATCTATCTGTTACTTCAACAGCAATTTCTCTTCCAGATTACTCTTTACCAGAAAGGTATTTGGGTGGCGCAGAAGGCTCCTTGACTGCAAGAAACATAGATGATTGGTATAACGCAAACAAAGTAGTAAACTTGCATGAGGGTGGAGAAACTTTTATTACATTTAGACCAAACGTTGGAGAAAGGTTTAACTACTTTTACAAGCCATCTGTAGAAACGTTAAAGTGGCTAGATTATGGAACATCTTCTGGAAACTTTTCTACAGAGTATTCTTTTGTTGGAAGCACAAGTCTTGAAATTGTTCTTGGTGGAGAGGATACAACCATTAGCGCTCCACACGGATTTGATGATTTTGAAATTCCAACTACTGGGACATACTGGGCTAGCGCATACTTTTATGTACCAGAAGACCCTCTGCAAGAACTTGATGACAAAACAATAACCCTTTCCCTTGAAGATGGGTGGGGAGGTGCAGAAGTTTTAGAAACAACTGTTGCAACATTAAATCTTGGTCAATGGGTAAGGGCTTCAATTAAAATTTCTGTAACTGATACAGTCTATCTTGGAAGAATTGTTGCAAGAATTTCAGAAAATATAAATGGTCAAAAACTTTATACGGATGCTTGGATGATTGAAAAAGCAGAAAATATAGGTACATACTTTGATGGATCTACTACGGAGTATTCAAATTGGGTTGGAACACCACATTCCGCAATATCAAGGCTAGAAATATGGAACCCAGAAGGATCTGATTGGACAGAAAGATCTTACTTCTATTTTGACTGGATGAACATGTTTAATTATCCAGTAAACTCTATGTATGGGGTATTTGAAATAAATGAAATACTAGAAACGGAAAGACCTCTTATTCATTTGGTAAATGGAGAAAATAGGTTAGAGATAAATTTGTTTGGAGATGAAGTTCAATATAGGTTTAATTCAGATCAACCCTTTGTATCAGACATAATAACAGTTAATCAAAAGTTTGTAGTTGGCTTTAATATAGAAAAACTTTCTCAGTATTTTGGAAGCACCGTAATGCCATTCTTTTCTTCAACAGGATCTATGAAAATGTATATCGGCGGCAGCGGTCCAAATGGAATTAACCAGAACACCTTTGAAGGCAAAATTTTCAAGATAAGTGTGATGAATGAATCAAACTATCAGAACTTTATTTCTTCACCTAGCGTAAATGACATTGACAATGAATGGTCCTACACAGAATTCTTTGAATCAACTATAGAGGGGGGATATCCAGACTCATACTTTGAAACAGAAATTGATGCTGGAACATCAATAGACTTTCCATCAACAAAATTTAATGATTATGGAATAGTTGAGCAGTCCTACACCCAAGACTTTCACAACCTATACACAATGTATTCTTTAATACCAATGTTTACCTATAATAGGGTTTTTCTTGATATTGAATTGGCTTCAGAATGGGAAGAATATTATCCTTTATCATTTTTTGCAACATATGCAAAAGATTCAAACATGAAGCCATATTATGACTTAGACTCTATGCAAATAAACATTGGCTATGCATCAAGGAGAGATTATACAACTATTGCCAGCCAACAAGAATTCTGGGACTATGGAGCATCTGAAGAGAATCAATCATTAGATACCTTATACAATGATTACCATTACCCAACAATAAAAACATATTCTGCTCTAGATAATGAAATAATCACAAACTACGAATCATATGAAAATTTAAAAACAAAAGCAGAGATTCAAAAGGTATTTGATTTTTCTAGATCATCCTTTGTTGGTTATATAACTTTTCAATTCTTGTCTGATGGATCAAATTATCCAATCTCTAACTATATAAATGATAAAAGTTTAGATCAATCAAAAGTAATCGTTGCTGACGATGTAAATACTCCAACAGATAATCTTCTTTGCTTTAAGACAAAATTTCAGTTTACAGACAACTGCGTTGTCTATCCACCAAAAACACAAACTTTAGATGGAGCAGACCTTTCCCTAGAAAATATGTCTATGGTCGTACACCTTTCCATTCATCACAAGGGATTAATTAGTAATCCACTATCAATAAGAGACTTTGAGATTTGTTCAAGAACAAGCAATGAAACCGTTCCAACAGAAATTGGAACAAAGTATGGAACATCCATGTATACATATGTAAAAGATTCAGGAACGTATAAGTATAAAGACTTTAATCCAATAACTGTTTATAAGAAAAATACTCCATATCTATATACAACTTCAAGATCTGGAATTAAAGTGGGAAACATTTCTGTTGGAGAAAGACAGTATGGAGTTACTGTACCAATTAATGATTCTGAAGCACAGGGTTTTGAGGTTGGCGCAATACAATTCTGGCAAAAATACGATTTCTTAAAATTTGCTAAAAACGGAATGTCTATTATGGAAATAAACCACAAAGATGCGGTATATGAATTAATAGTTATAAAAGATTATTCAGAAAATAGAGGCTCAATTAAGACTATAAACAAAATAACTGGTCAAGAAATTACCGACGTTATGTACTATCAGAATGGAATATATGTTAGGTATCCAGTTATCAAAATAAACGAATGGAACTCAATAGGTATTTCATTTTCAAATGCACTAAACTTTGATCAATATTCTGGAGGAATAAATCTTTTAGCAGGCGCAACCTTCAACAACATATCTTATTACAAGCCAACTGGACTTGGAAGACTCAGCAACATCTTTACAAGACCATGGGTTAGAGTCTTGCAGGGAGATTTGTTTTCAGGAGAAAATCTTACTTGGGGCGACTGGTATTGGAAAGATGAAGAACTAAAAACGAATAAAACTTGGAAAGAAGTTCTGGTTCTTGAAGAATCTACATCATATACGAGCACTCCAGAAGACATTCATAAGGCTTATGTTGGAACAAATAAGTCAATTATTGGTGATGAGCAAACCTTTAGTTTCTCTAATGACGAATTCTCTATAATAAACGATGTATCTTGGTCAAGAATTAGCGGAAAACCAGTATAATCTGGTACAATAGTGTTCATGAGTAACAGGAAAAGACCAACAATTGGCAAAAGCAAAGTAACTGTTGAAAACGTAGGTGATGCACAAAAGAAGCATTTTGGTTATGCTTGGGGACTATACTTTTGGAGATTGCCAAGTGGTCACCTATTCAAGGATGATGAAAATAGACTTTTGAACATTCCTTCAGTTGAGGGAGATTTGTCAAATATGGCAAAATTGATGAAGGCTGCGGCTCATTATGGTCAGCCAGAAGGAACCCCTTGGTTCTATGCTGGAGCAAACAGATCCACAGATGATGAATATCAGGAGCAACTGGACAGACTTGATCAAGGTCTAATCCCATCACTAAATGACATTGGTGCGGTAGCCGCAGCCAAGAAATCACTTGAACTTTATGGAGATGCTGAATGATGCAGGAAATTTTCGTTGATGCAAAAATGGCAGATCAAATTATTCAAGATGAATGGGCAAATTCAGACCCATTTGGAAAAAGTTGGGAAAGTCTTTCAGAATTAAATGGAATAGAGAAAAACTTTAAGCGCCGCGCCGCTCGTATGGAAAAGGCGAATACGGTAATTAACAACGTTCCTAGAGGAGCAGATGGAAAGATTAGTCCACAGTACTTGTCCGAAGCCAAGGCTATCGGTCAGTCAGACTCAGGAGATGCAAACTCAAAGAGAATTAATCCTGGTCAGGTATATCGTAATGGATATGGAATCTTTGATCTAATTACTCCACCATACAATTTGTACGAACTTTCTGCATTTTATGACACATCGTTTGCCAATCATGCGGCGGTAGATACAAAGGTCTCTAACAGCGTTGGACTTGGATACAAGTTTGATATGACGGCAGATACCATGATGAGACTTGAGGCAATGACCGATGACAAGAAGAGGTCAAACTCAAAGCGTAAGATTGAAAGACTTAAGATGCAGTTGGGGTCATGGCTTGAGTCTTGCAACGATGACGAAAGCATCACCAAGGTTCTTGAAAAGGTTGTAACAGATATGCAGGCAACTGGAAATGGATACATTGAAGTTGGTCGAACTGTTGCAGGACAGATTGGTTACATTGGTCACATTCCAGCAACAACAATGAGAGTACGCCGTCTAAGAGATGGCTACATTCAAATTATTGCAGGAACAATCACATACTTCCGAAACTTTGGAGCAACAAACTCAAACCCAGTAACAACAGATCCAAGACCAAACGAAATTATACATCTCAAGGAATACTCCCCATTAAATACATTTTATGGCGTTCCAGACATTGTTGCTGCTATGACATCTTTGCGAGGAGATCAAATGGCACAGCAATATAACATTGATTACTTTGAGAATAAGGCTGTACCTCGTTATATTATTACTGTTAAGGGGGCTAAACTAACTCCAGAGGCAGAGGATAAGTTGTTCCGCTTCTTCCAAACAGGACTTAAGGGTCAGTCACACAGAACGTTATATATTCCACTTCCTGGTGATCAAGAAGGACAAAAGATTGAGTTTGAGATGCACCCAGTTGAAAATGGTGTGCAGGAGGCATCATTTAATCAATATCGTCAAAGAAATAGAGACGACATCCTTATGGCTCACCAAGTTCCGTTGTCCAAATTGGGCGGAATTGATGCTGGACTTGCTGCCGCTATGACTCAGGATCGCACTTTTAGGGATCAAGTAGCAAAGCCATTGCAGGAATATGTTGCGAAGGCTGTTAACAAGATTGTTCGTGAGAAGACAGACATTGTTGAACTTAACTTTAATGAGGTTAGTTTAACTGATGAAATTGCCCAATCCCAAATTCTTGAAAGACTTGTAAAGAATAAGATTATGGTTCCTAATGAGGCTAGAGAAAGAGTGGGTCTTCCACAAATGGAAGGCGGAGATGTTCCCATGGAAATGACTCCACGGCAAGCGACAGATGCTCGCGCCAACAATGCTCAAAACCGTCAGAGAGATGCTGAGAGATCTGCAAATCAGTCCGATGGATCAGCAGCAATTAGTGGAAGAAATCCAAAAGGCGAAGGCCCAAAGACATCATAACGATTTGATAAAAAAAAATAATGTATAATGGTAATGATATGGAACTAACTAAAGCGCATTGGTCCACAAAGGACTCGTCAATTCGTCTCTCTATGCCAATCAATAAGGTTGACAAAGAGCGTAGAATTGTTACTGGTTTCGCAACCCTAGATAACCTTGACCGTCAAGGAGACGTTGTGCCCAAAGAGGCAAGCCTCAAAGCATTTGAAAATTTCCGTGGGAATATCAGAGAAATGCATCAACCAGTTGCTGTAGGCAAGGTGGTGTCATTCAAAGAAGACACATATTTTGATACAGAGTCAAGCAAGTTCTACAACGGAATTGTTGTTTCTGCTTATGTAAGCAAGGGTGCTCAAGATACTTGGGAAAAGGTTCTTGACGGAACTCTTACTGGATTTTCTATTGGTGGAGAAATTCATGACTCAGAAGATGTATATGATGAAGATCTTGGAAAGAAGTACCAAGTAATTAAGGAATATTCTTTAAGTGAACTTTCTTTAGTAGACAATCCAGCAAATCAGTTTGCAAATGTATTTAGTATCGAAAAGGGTGTAGCAACAGGATATCTATCCAAGACTACAACCGAAAACGTTTTTTGGTGCAGGCAGGATGACATCATTCAAATGTCCTATGACATAAACAAGTCTTGTCCACAATGCGATTGCAACATGAACAATATTGGATTTGTCGAAAGCAATGATTCTGAAAAGGCTTCTATGGTCAAAGGAATGGTAAGAGAAATAAAAAATAGTCAAATTCTCAAGAACATAGGAGAAGGATCTTACGTTAAATTTGGTGATTCATATGGTCGCGTAATGCAAATTATTTTTAAGGGTGGGGCAAGACTTTCATCAGATGAGGTTGCTATAATTGCAAAATCTGATGATCCAGTTGTGATTATAAAACAATATTCACAAATAGAAGGTATAATAGTACCAAATAATCGTCGCGTTATCAAAAACATTTCTTCATTAGAAAAAGTTGATGCGATTAGTAAATCAGAGGTAAAGGAGGTAAGCAAGATGGACTCAAATATTATTGTTGTAGATGAGATTGAAAAGTCTGCTCAAGAAGAGCAGGTCAATCCAGAGCCAACCGCGCTTCCTGTCGAAGAGGTTTCTGTTGAAGGCGCTGAGACAACCAAGGCTGATGAGCCAGAAGTAGTCAAGGCTGATGAACCAGAAGTTGAAAAGGCAGTAGAAATCGAAATTGAAGAAGACGACATGGAAGAAGATAAAGAAGAAGAGACAATGAAGGCAGAGGCAGTAAGCGCTGTAAGCGAAGATGACACCAATGCCACAACTAAGATGATCGAAGACATCTCAGAAGGTCTTTCTTCTGCTCTAACCACTCTTGCTGAGACAGTAAAGGCTCTTGATGCCAAGATTGAAGGCATCAACAAGGCAGTTGCTGGAATTAGCACAGAGGTTGAAGAAGTAAAGGATAAGTTTGGAAAGCGTGTAGATGCTGTGGAAAAGGACACCGCTTTCCGTAAGTCTGCTGATCTTGGCGAGATCTTGCAGGAAGAACCAGTAATAATGGAGAAGGCAACTTCTTCATGGGGCGGTCGTTTCCTCACAAATGCCGACCTATTTAATTAATAAAAGAAATCACAGGAGGTGAAAGTAAAATGGCAGAAGATATTTTAAAGAATCAGCCTTCCGAGGCAAGCGAGTACGGCGATCCAAATCCTGGTCTATATCAGGGACAGGGCGCAGTAGCAAACCTTGGAATCGGAGGTACTGATGCAG